TGATGGATGTGAAGCTGTGGACTGGTACTGGAGCAACACAATCAATCACTGGAGTTGGATTCAATCCAGACTTTTTATGGATTAAGTCTCGTAGTGGTTCTGGGTACAACCATCATGTTTACGATTCAGTACGCGGGATTGACAAATTCCTTCGAACAAACGCAACTCAATCTGAGTTTACCGTTTCGCCACTTGATCAGGTAACTTCACTTAATGCTGACGGATTTACGCTGGGTTCCGACAGCGCCTCGCCGGGAGCCTTGGAAGTCAATGAACTTAATCAGACATACGTTGGATGGCTGTGGGACGCAGGCACCTCAACGGTATCCAACACACAAGGCAGCATCACTTCTCAGGTGCGGGCTAACCCGACTGCTGGGTTTAGCATTGTTACTTATACGGGCAACGGAACCAGTGGTGCCACCGTGGGACATGGCTTAGGCGTTGCTCCAAGCATGATGATTATCAAGAAACGTAGCTCAACTGGCAGGTGGGAAGTTTATTTGAAAGTTCTTGGCCCTACTCTTTATTTAGAGATGGATGTTACCAATGGTGCAGGCGGTCCCTACTCAGGCCTTTGGAACAACACGGACCCCACTTCAACCGTATTCAGTATTGGTAATGACAGTGGCGTTAATTCAAGTGGTGGCACATATGTCGCATATTGTTTTAGCAGCGTAGTCGGGTACTCTAGCTTTGGAAGTTATGTCGGAAATGGATCCTCAGATGGCGTTTTTGTGTATACCGGCCACCGCCCTAGGTGGATTCTACTGAAGGCAACTTCAATCGCAAATGAGAGCTGGATCATCATTGATACTGCTCGATCTACTTACAACGTGGTCGATGCTTTCCTTCGTGCTGATACATCCGGGGCAGAGTTTTCCAGCTCACTTAGGTATGTGGACATTCTTTCCAACGGCTTTAAGCTTCGTGCGTCCGGCACTGAAGTAAATGGCAGCGGCACGACGTATGTGTATTCAAGTTTCGCAGAATCACCATTCCAGTACGCAAGAGCCCGCTAGCCCACAAGTGAACACGACTACCGGCCCATAAACCTGGCTATCGAGTCCTCAGCAATATCCATCAGGTGCTTGTAACTGGCGCGTGGGTCGTCGTCCTCAGGCTCTGATTCTGGCTCTGGTGGGACCGTGCCGAGTAGTTCATGGGCGAAATCAAGGATGCCTTGATCCGAAAACATGATGCCGCTAGTGAATGCACTGGCATGGTTATACATGATGCTGCGGATGTCGTCGTCAGTCATAAGCTGGCTGGTGTGTCCCTGTTAAACTAAAAGCAAACCGCCCGCGTGGCATGTTTCTACTGAATGGCGTCACACTTCCAATCGACGCCGCATTTATAGATCCAGCAACTGGCATACAGTACCCAGCCAATTGGCTGCGCCTGGCTAGCCCCGAGGATCGCGCTTCCATAGGAATTACAGAAGCTCCGGACCCAATCTGGTACGACCAGCGCTTTTACTGGAGCCCAGAGCTGCCCAAGGATCACGCGCAATTGGTTGAGCAGTGGGTAGCGCAAACACGCACCACTGCAAACACGATGCTTGCACCAACTGACTGGCAGGTGATCCGCGAAGCCGACAACGGCAAGCCGATGGATGCTGCTACTAAAGCTGAACGTCAACGTATCCGCGATGCTGCTGGCACCAAAGTGGCTGCCATCAACGCCACCACCACTATTGAAGAGTTGGCTGCTTACGTCACAAGCCCTGCATACTCCAGCTGGAGCGCACCGGAGCTAGCGCCAGAGGTTGAAGCGCCTGTAACCTTTTCGTCTAACGGCACCACCACAGCGTTCAGCTAGACTGACGATGATGGTCGATTGCCGCCAGTGATAGAAGTTCTTGCTGCTGCTACTGGCGCCGTCATCGGCATTGCCGTATCAGGACTAGGTGGAATGTTGCGCCGCGACAATGCCCCCGCCGTGGTGCGCCTTACCGCAGCAGTGGAACACATTGCTGGCGAGGTAAGCCTGATGCGCGGTGAAATGCGCGAGGATCGTACCGAGCTATTTGGCCGCATTGGTCAGATAGAGCAGCGCATTGCTGCACTAGAAGCACAACGCTAACCCGAGGTTTTCCCATGGACGCAACCACCGCAGCAGCAATTGCCATCGTCATCGCCGCTGGCTCTGAACTGATTGCCCTGAGCCCGCTAAAGGCCAACAGCTGGATTCAGCTAATTTTGCAATTTGCACGGCTTGCCTTCCCCCGTCGTTGATATGGAACTCCGGGATTTTTTCCGTTTCTATCGTGGCTTGCCGCATCAAGATGCTGCGATTAAGCAGTTACAAGATGCCATGCCATCAGCATTGCTGACCCGTGACGCGGATTGGTATCAAACTTGGCAGGCTGGAGGAAAACAGGAAGATTTAAGTCAAGCGCTTCAGCTGATCAAAGAATTTGAAGGGTGTCAGCTCAAGGCCTACCCTGACCCATTATCTGGCGGCGATCCATGGACCATTGGCTATGGCACAACCAGGATCAATGGCAAACCAGTGCCGCATGATTTGACAATCACCCAGGCCAAGGCGGATCAGTTGCTTGAGGCTGAAGTGCGTGAATTTGCTGATCATATATCGGGCACCATCCCCCACTGGGGGGAAATGACTTCAAACCAACGTTGTGCGCTGATCAGCTTTGCTTACAACCTAGGCGTCGGCTTCTATGGTGCCAGTGGCTTTGAAACGATCAGCCACACGTTGCACCATAAGCTTTGGGATCAGGTCCCAGACGCAATGATGCTTTACCGCAACCCCGGCAGCAATGTCGAAGCCGGTCTAAAGCGCCGGCGTAAAGCGGAAGGCGAACTATGGAAACGCAATCGCAAGCAAGAAACAGGCAAATTTACGCCAGCTAGCTCATTTGCTTTTAAAGTTACACCCAATATTACCTATGGCGAATTTGCATTAAATGAAAATGCTCGTCGTTTTGTTAAGCAGCATCAATGCGATACAGCGCTGGAATTAGCGCAATTCATGGAAAAAGCCCGTGCTGCGTTTGGCGGCAAACCATTGATCATTACATCCGGTTACCGTCCACCTGCGATCAATGCTGCCGTTGGTGGCGCAACTCAATCAGAGCATTTGTACGATGCACCAGACACTGGAGCGGTTGATTTTTATATTGATGGTGCTGATGTATATCAACTGCAAAATTGGTGCGATCGTACTTGGCTTTATTCGCTTGGCTATGGTGCGCCTAAAGGCTTTGTTCACCTTGGAATACGCCCTGGCCGTCGTAAGATTCGGTGGGACTACTAAACGCCTGTGATCCTTCCTGATTTTGAAATCCGCCATATGTGCCGTGAACACGGCATGGTGTTGCCATACGATGAAGAACTGCTGAATCCAGCAAGTCTTGATGTAAGACTTGGCGATCGTTTGATGCTAGAGGAACAGGAGCACATTGGCTTGCGAATCCACAGCATTGCCAGCGCAACGGCCGAAGATCCATTTTTGCTGATGCCCGGTGAATTTGCCCTGGCTGAAACCCAGGAAATTTTCAACCTGCCCGACGATATTGGGGCTCAATTTGTGCTTAAATCCAGCCGCGCCCGCCAAGGGTACAGCCATATGCTGGCCGGCTACTGCGACCCAGGCTGGCATGGCAGCAAGCTGACACTAGAGCTACAGAACGCCCGCAGGTTTCACCCGCTGCCCCTGTACCCAGGGCTCAAGATCGGCCAGATGGTGTTCCATATGCTGGCAGCTAAGCCGGCGCGCACCTATGCGGTGACTGGCCGCTATAACAGCCAGCCACACGTCCAATCAAGCCTGGGCTAGTCAGCAAGCGCCTCGTCCTGCTCCATGTCGTAATCATCAAGCGCATGGGCTTCGGCCCATTGCTGCGCTTCTAGGTGGCCAACAAATGGGCCAATCAAAACGTCTTCACCGGTGATCAGGTAGTAGGCCATGGGTCAAGGGGATGGACAGGTTTAGCGTAGCAATCCGTTACGCTAGAGGTAACGACGGCGGATTGATGGATCGTTATCTGGTCGAAATTTCTGCCAAATTTATTTTAGATAGTGATCGAGAGCCGGAAGAACTTCCGGCTGATTTATATTCGCGTATTTCAGAATATATTCCAGACAATGATTTGATGGATTTAGAGGTAGAAGTTTTTTGTTTTCCTACCAATGGATCATCAAATTGATGGCTCTGAACTGGTTCCCAAAAAAACCAGCAAATCACGCTACCGGCAACGCATCCTAAGGGCATGGGATAATTGCTGCGCTTATTGTGATGAGCCATTAGGCAAGAACGCAACGCTTGATCATGTCAAACCCCGCAGCCTAGGCGGTGAAACCGTTGAAACCAATTTGGTAGCTTGTTGTTTGCATTGCAACAGCATGAAATCATCGCATGATGTTTTTGCTTGGTATCGCAGCCAGACATTTTATTGTCTGACCCGTGAAATCCGACTACATGACTGGATTACCCGCGATCTGACATAGATTCGGCGTACATTTGCGCCATCCATAAATCTTCGCAATACCTGCACACACCATTGCGGCAGGCTCTGTAGTACATTTCACCGCGTTCATTTTCTAACTGCTCAACGTAGCAATCATTGGTCACCTCGTACCGGGTCAGAATGAAAGTGGAACAGTTCACATCTGCGGGCAAATCTTCCACTAGTATGACAAGCCTCGGGAAAACCAAGGTCGCAGTTGTTTGCGCTTGGTAACCAATGGATGCATTCCCAGCATTTCCTTTTGTCGTCGTCTGGTTTGCCAGTGCGAAACTCATGGTAAACGCTTTGAGCTTTGATGACGGCCAAGCGCAAGCTCATCGTTTCCAGATCCTGTCGCATCTGCTGCGCTTTATTTGGGCCTAGCCTTATTCGGCATTGCCAGTTGCTGGTCAGCTCATAGCGTTCCAGCAGCAAGCGGCCACCGTGTAGTGCGATCATGGGAAAATTACGACCGCCTTAGTTTGGCTTGCACAGGTTAAGGCTGCAATTGGTCTAGGTACCATGCCGCCTTGCCGAGCGACTCAAGGCCGCCTTTGTGCTTTTCGCGCCATAGGTATTTAAACGCATTGCCCTTGCAGAATCCTGCAAATTCTTCCGGCGTTAATGCCGACTTAATTGCATCAATGCATTCAATTTCCCCTTGCCGATAGTGAGGTGGGTCATTGATTAAATCCATTTTCCAAATAAATGCAAACGAATAACTTCTAACGCAGCAGCAGCTTCAACTGCTAAATCAATTGTTTCAGTGGCGCCAATTGCAATTGCAATATCATGAATTACATCATCATATTGTGTATCCCTTGCATTGACAGCTACATCAGCCGCAAACTCTTGCCACAGCCCTGTATATAACCCATTGGTGCGACCGCTGCGATCATAAAGTTGATCGATCAGATCGGCGCGTCTCTGCTGCAGTTGCCATGCATTTACCATAATCTTCGGCGCTGGTTGGGTTTAGAAAAAGTGGGCCGTGCATGAGTTTAACGCCATCCATCCACCATGGGCGGAATACGGGCATTGAAAACATACAATCGGAATCAATGCCCCAAGTCGTCATGGTTCTATTGCCTGCCGCAGCTGCAACAGCTCAATGCATCTGCTGGAGCCATAACGGCCAGCATGGCTAAGCTCGTCAATCCTGGCATCGATTAAATACTGGATCCTACGGCGTTCCTCTTGCTGGCCAGCCTTGAACAAGCCGCTATCGGTCAAAATCCGTTGGATCCTGCTTAATGTTGTATCAGTCATCGAGCAATTCCCATGCTGCTGTTGGCCATCTGTTGCTTGCATAACGTAAAGCCTCGCTAGGTGATAGTGCGTTGAGTGTTGTTTTCATTGGCAATGATCCTGGTATCTTTACCAGTATTCGGTAAGGCTTAACTTGATCTTGTGGCCGCGGCCGACTAATGCCTTCGCCCAAATTAGGGCAAACTGGTTCGTCGTTTTGAAATAAAAAAGAAGAAAAATCAGCCATGGTCAAAAGAAGAACAATCAGTTGCAAATGTTGCGCCAGCCTCAGGAATACCAAGGCCGCAAGTGTCTTTATACCAATGAACGCATTGATCGCAGGAAACTACTGGGGCAGCTTTGGCGCCGCCAACAAGCCCACGCAATTGCGACCGCAGTTGACGTAAATCGCGCAATTCTTCAACCCAGTCAAGCGGCACCTCAATGGTGCTAAATCTATGACCGCAATCTTGGCAGCCATAACGCCTAGACCTAGAACCTTCGCGGTTAGGTTCTGTGTTGAGCATCCGTATTCGACCGCCGCATTTAGGACATGTTGGTTTCATTTGGCTGGTTTCCATCCATAGTGATTAAGCCATTTGCGTAATGCATCACCTGTTGGTGTGCCAGGTGGCCATTTAATGGCTTTTAGTAATTCACGCGGAGAATTAAAACACCGAGTGCCGGGTGCTGGGTATAACGTAAACCAAATCTTGTCTTTGCTGGTTGGCGGATCGCTGGCGTAGATCTGAATATCCCCTGCATGGAATATATGGCACACGCCAGCAATCTCGGGCTCAATGCCACAAGCGTTCAGGATTTGCGCTTTAAGTTTTGATTCTGGAATGGCTGCCAGTTGGCGCCATGAGGGGTTACTCACGGCAATTTAACCTCAGCGTGTGTTGTTGGTGTAAGCCATTCGATCTTGTTCCAAAATGGTGCCCAATCTTTAAATGCTTGCGCTTTGGCTTCAGTAAAACTTACAGCGCAAATGCATTCGTAGATGTTGGCCTCTGGTATCCGAAAATAAAACCGATTAGTCATGGTAGGCGACGGGGACTGGGTTGGTGTTGGGTTGGGTGCCAAAGCTTGAAACAATGGCAAAAGCCATCAAGGCCGGAAGCAAAAAGCAAATGATGCGAGAGGGCATGGGCTTGAGTGCCTTGGACCCTTGAACAATAGCAGCAATGGCGCCAGGGGGCAATACCCTATACACGCAATGCACCGCTTTTTTTCATGGCATTCGGTCAATGGATGATCGTCGAATTCACCCCAGAACAGCTGCTCCAGCTAGAGCTAGAAGCCCGCAGCCTGCTAAACGCCCAGGACGATCAGCAGGTGCGGGCCCTAGCCGCCAGCGTATGGAAGCAGTCCCGTTATCAGGAAAAGCTCCTACGGCAGGCGATCGGTGAGATCTCGCGCTTAGAGCTAGAACAGATCACCGCTAACTACAACCCCGCCCGTAGCTTGGGCCAGAGACTGCGCCGCTTGCTGGGCTGGAATTGATGCATCCTGGATTTGGCGCAGCACCTTAAGGTCCGGCTGGAACTGCAAGCTCAAATACTGCACTCCGCTATTGGCAGTTTTGCGCCATCCACTAATACGAACGGGCACCTCCTGCCGGTCCCCTGATGGCACCGCATTCATTAGGTAATGCACCAGCAGCTCAACCTGATCCGCAGCAATGCTCAGCACCCCGTCATATTCGGGATAGTTTTTGCTTGCGTCATAACGATCGCCCATTCGCTTCTGCAATTCAGCGGGGCCTTGCTTAAACAATGCGCCGTTAGCTTTGAAAGTCATAATCAAGATTGCAAAGAAGAATTTTCGTAAGCTGTAACCTCGGCCAGCGGATATAAAATCCGATTGCCGACCTTAATGAACTTGGGCCCGGTGTCAATTCTGCGCCATAACGCCAGCGTTTGTGGTTTAACAACCCCGCGCCAGCGTTCGGCTAATTCTTTGGGCGTAAAGAAATCAGAAGATGTCATCAACCTTTGGCACCTCCTTTACAATAATCTGCTGGTTTAGATCCTCCAGCGTTTCAGTTGCCTTAACTGCGACCGGTTCTACGTCAATCACCTCTTCCTCACTTTGGATGCCGACCAACAAATCAGGAATATAAAGCCGACCCCAAAATGATGCCGCTCTGTACCTAATCATAAGCTCAGGCATTGTGACCCACTTGGATCCAGTTTTAGTAGCCCAACCTTCTTTTTTTGCCATGGCCATTGTGATTTTGGGCCCCACCAGCGGCGTGTTGGTCTCAATGTCAACAGCGACACAATGGCAAGCCAATGAATCACCGCTGCCGCTTAACTCATACTGCAACGGTTTGAAACGTCCACAGCCATTGATCAACGCAATAATGAACTGACTGCTCCAACTGGGGCGGCCATGGATAATATGCAAATTCTGCATAACCTGAAACGGGCTCATCCGCATCCGGTTGGCAATTTCCAGTGCCACTAGGCAATTGGCAAAACCATTTTGCCCTTGAAACTGGATTGGAATCAACGTGCTGCTGGCTAATGCCTTGGCAATCCGTTGAGCATTTTCAAATGCTTGCAAGCCACTAAACACCGATCCGGTGCTAGTTGTTGCAAGTGCTGTGGAATCTGTCATCAGTACATCTCGATTTCAGGGAGGGCATTTTGCTGTTGGCCAGGGACCATCCAGCCAGGTAAGCCAATGGGCTCAATTTGTGTGCTGTAACCAGGCCATTGATCAGTCTTGCGGCATTCAACCAACTTATCCAGATCGCGACGGGCTGTATCCCAGCCGACCTTGATCATTTCCGCATCAGCGGCATAAACAGCGCAGGCATAAGGAGCGCTGGATTCAACGCAAACAAAAATAAATTGCTCGGGGCGCTGGCTGCCAGCTTTTTCTATTCCGTGCAAATACCAGCCGGCTTGCACAAAATACCTAAAATTTGCAATTGAGCGTTTGAATTCACGCAACGATGCATCCTTGGTGGTCTTAAGGTCCACCAGCAGCCGATGGTCATTGGTCAACCAGTCGGGCCTGCATTTGCATTCAGCGCCGGTCACGTCATCGTTCCACATCCATGAGGTTTCGGCCTTGCCTGGTTGAGAGAACAAAAAAGCAGCAGCAGGATGGTTCCTAACGCTGGTGGCCATTGCGTTGACCTGATCAAATTCATCCCACTTGAGCAATTTGCGCCCGCCGGCCGCCGCCGCTGCCCATTCTTCCTTGCCCGCTTTGCTGCGACGATCCACATCAGGCGCTAATGCGTACCTGTTTTGCAGCTCATCGGGCTCAAGCACTGCCGTATGAACAGCAGTACCAAGCGCCATTGCGGGTGTTTCTTCAAAAGGCTTGCGGTTGGGATCTAGGTATTTGCCCCAATAATGCAGCGGTGATTTGGCAATTTGGTCTAGGTGGCTTTTGCTGACCGCCTTGTGACGGTGGTAGTCCGCGTTTTCCATTGGAGTGCGCTGGGGACCTACACACAATACACACTGGACAGCATCCAGTCAATGCCGTTATATTCAGATCGCACCCAATCGCACCTATGATTCTTCGGCATTATCAGCATCAGGCGGTCAGCAATTTACGCACTGCGTTCCGTTCAGGCGCCAGGGCACCGCTCTTAGTGCTGCCCACCGGCGGCGGTAAAACCATCATCCTGGCCGCCATCACCCATCAAGCGCTTACCCGTGGCGCTCGCGTGTTGATCCTTGTCCATCGCCGCGAGCTTATCCACCAGACCTCAGCAAAGCTCACAGCCTTGCTAATACCCCACGGCATCATCGCCGCCGGTGTCGATCGTGCAGATGCACCAATCCAGGTGGCATCAGTGCAAACGCTCATTCGCCGCCTTGGCACCGCAGTCGAGCCGGATCTCATCATCATCGACGAGGCGCACCACGCCACCACCGGCAGCACCTGGGGCAAAATCCTGGCCCATTGGCCTAATGCTTCTCGCCTTGGCGTTACAGCTACACCGATCCGCCTTGATGGTCGCGGCCTAAACGAAACATTTGACCACTTGGTCCTAGGGCCATCAGTGGCTGACCTCACCGCCGATGGCTTTCTTTGCCCGTCGCGGATATATGCGCCACCAATGGCTGCCGATCTAACGGGCCTGAAATCTCGCGCTGGTGACTACACCATCGAGCAGGCCGCCGCCCGCATGGATCGCTCATCAGTAACAGGTGATGCCATCAGGCATTACCTGCATTACGCCCGTGGCAAATCCGCTGTCGTGTTCTGCTGCACAGTTGCTCATGCCAATCACGTCGTCGAACAATTCAAAGCAGCCAACATCACCGCAACCACATTGCTGGGTTCCACGGTGCCGGCGGAGCGTGATCGTGCGATCAACGCATTGGCTAATGGCAAGCTGCAAGTACTCGTAACCGTTGACGTTGTATCGGAGGGTTTTGACTGTCCAGCCGCCGAGGTGGCGGTCCTTCTGCGGCCAACTCAATCCGAGGGTTTATTTCTCCAGCAGGTGGGCCGTGTCCTGCGGCCATCACCCGGCAAGCGGGAGGCCGTAATTCTCGATCACGTCGGCAACGTCCACCGGCATGGATTTCCTGACGATTGTCGTAGCTGGTCGTTACAGGGCCGGCCATCCAAGACAAAGGAGGTGGCGCCTAGTGTCAGGACCTGTACTATTTGTTTTGCAGCCTTCAAACCCGCACCTCAATGCCCGGTCTGCGGCACCCCTGCGCTGCCTTCACCCCGTGAAATTCAACAGCAGGAGGGCGAACTACAGGAACTCACCCGTGACGCCCTGGAACGTGCCCGCGCCCGTGATCGCCGCCAAGTCGGCCAAGCCCGTACCCTTGATCAACTCCTTGCCATCGCAGACCAACGCGGCTACAGCCGTGGTTGGGCTTACAAGGTCTACCAATCCCGCTCGTCATGAAAACCATCAAGCCATTGCCGCCAATTGAAGAATTGAGAGAATTTCTTCATTATGAACCAGATACTGGGCTGTTTAGGTGGAAGGTTGATCGCGGAGGGACGGCTAAAGCTGGTGGTGTAGCTGGTAGATTGCATCATAATGGCTACATTGAAATAATAATAAATAGAGAATTCTTTAGGGCTCATCGACTAGCATGGGCATTTTGTCACAACCGAGACCCAGGTAAGATGGAAATTGATCACATAGATCAAAACAAATCTAACAATAAAATTATAAATTTGAGGCTTGCAGGCTCTGGGCCAAATAAAGCCAACGCTGGTCCACAAAAAAGAAACAAATTAGGTGTTAAAGGAGTATGCTATTGGAATGGCAAATTTAAAGCTCAAATTTGCAAAAATCGAAAAAATTACAACCTTGGCTGCTACGACACCATAGAAGAAGCCAGTAACGTTTATTGGGCCGCCGCCGAAGAATTATTTGGCGAATTTGCTTATGAAAAATGTAAACATCCTGAAAAATTAACAGAATATGCTTGCCAATGGATAAGCAAAGCCATAGGCCGCCCATACGGTGCGCCTAAGCTTGATCGCAACGGCCAGTTCTTGCTTGTCATCTGAGCAAACGATTCAGCAAAATATCCGCCTTGCCCTAGGCACCAGGCCAGACATACGGTTATTTCGCAACAACACCGGTACACTTAAGGACCAGCACGGACGCCCCGTCCAATTTGGCCTGTGCAAAGGCAGCGCTGACTTAATCGGCTGGCGTACCGTAACCATTACACCCGATATGGTCGGTCAACAGGTGGCGGTCTTCACCTCAATCGAGGTTAAAACCCCTACCGGTCGCATATCACCCTCGCAACATGCGTGGCATGCCGCAGTCAGCTCCGCTGGCGGTATTGCCGGCATCGCTCGATCTGTCCCCGACGCTCTCAAAATTTTCAGCGATGACAACCCTCCTTGATCAACTCCAGCAACTGCCAGACCATTGGGGTTTTGTTGCAGTTGATGACAAAAAGCGGCCATACCAGCCCGCATGGCAAAAAAATCCGCTCACCAAATCACAGGTAGCAGCCGAGCTAAATTCAGGCCGCGCTCATGCCGTTGGTGTCATAGCTGGCCCGCAGTCGCAAGGCTTGCTATTTGTTGATCACGATGGCCCAGGTGCATCTGAAGTCTTAGACAAAATTGATGCGCCACTAAGCTCATTGCCTAAATCTTGGGCTGTTACATCTGGCCGCGACGCTCGCTTACAGATCATCTATCAAGTCCCCAAACCATTTTGGGATCAGATAAAAACTACCAAGATTAAATCCAGCATTGAAAATGAACAGCTTGAGCTGCGCTGGTCTGGTTGCCAATCAGTAGTAATAGGCGCTCACCCCACAACTGGTGCCTATCGCTGGATACCAAACCGCGATCCATCATCATTGCCAATTGCAGATGCACCAACTGAGTTGCTTCAGCAAATGTTGAAACAACCCGATCCAATGCCGTTGTTGCGATTGCCAGATCCATTCCAAGATGCAACTCGCGCCCGTGACTACCTATCGCGGATCCCAACGTCATACGCCGACAATTACGACGATTGGTTGCGAGTTGGCATGGCCCTACATGCAACCGATGACTCCCTTTTACAAGACTGGGTGGGATGGTCTGCTACCTCTGGCAAATTTGAAGCCGGTATCTGCGAAGCAAAATGGAAATCATTTTCACCATCAGGTGGCGTTGGGCTTGGCACCCTCCATCACCTAGCGACACCAGCGCCAATAACGCTTGGCAAGCAACAACCAACGCAATTGCCTAAACCTGCCGACAATGGCCGCCAACCAAAATTTGAAGCGCATGATCTGTTGCGTTTATTGCGCCTAGAACATGGCCACACCCTACGCTGGAATATCTTCACACAGCAAATAGAACAACTTGAAGGCGATCCATTAATATGGAAGCCAATTGATAAAATAGACCTTTATTATTTACGACTTGCAGAGCAGGGTGTTAAAGTATCAAAGGAACTTGCGTCAGATTGTTTAATCAAAGTAGCAACAGAAAACCCGCATGATCCAGTTAAGCAATGGCTGGAATCTGTTGCATCACAGGTGCCGCCAGCAAACATAGACCACCTAGCAACTAAATATTTAAGGACCGCTGATAAGCCTGGTTCGTTATATGACGCGATGGTTAAGGCCACATTAATCGCCGCCATCAGGCGCATCTACCATCCCGGCTGCAAGCATGATTCAGCCTGTGTCCTCATGGGCGCCCAAGGCATTGGCAAGTCGTGGTTTTGGCGCGTATTAGGTGGCCTTTGGTTCAGTGATGCCTTACGCGACATCACCTCCAAGGACGACCTAATGATCCTGCACCGCAGCTGGATCATGGAATGGGCCGAACTTGACCATGTAACAGGCCGCCGCCATGCCGGCCAAGTCAAGAGTTTCCTGTCCCAGCAGGTAGATACCTTCCGTATGCCATACGCACGGACCACCGAAGACTTCCCTCGTCGTTCGATCATTGTCGGTTCCACCAACCGGGAAGCCGGCTTCCTTGCGGATGACACCGGCAACCGCCGTTTCTGGATCATTCCAGTTGCCGTTGATGGGCCCATGATCGACATCACGACGCTCACAGCAGAGCGGGATGCCATATGGGCAGCGGCAGTGTTAGCCGTACGCAATGGCGCCACCAGCCACCTATCCCAGCAGCAGGCAGCAACCATCGATCGTCAGAACGAGAATTACCTCATTGAATCGCCATGGATTGAGCCGATGGCGTCATGGCTTCAGCAGCCAAGGAACCAAGGGCGGACCATCACCAGCCAGGTGCTTTTAAGCGAAGCGATCTGTAAACCGATCGAGCGCCAAACCCGCTCAGACCAGATGCAAGTTGCGTCTATTTTGAGAGACATGGGATACGAAAGGCACCGAAAACAGCTTGATGGGGCCCTCAAGTGGGTCTACACCAAGGCGAGGTAGGAAAGAAAAGGGTAGGTAGGAAAGGCACTTCCCAGTCTCCCACTGCGTTCTTCCTACTTCCTACCTACCTACCTATTTCTATAACTTTGTATAAAAGGGGAGAGGGGGGGGGATAACGGGTAAGTGTTAGGCGGTAGGTAGGTAGGTAGGTAGGTAGGAAAGATCCCTGGGCTGCCGCCTCCCCCCTGGTGCTATAGTTGCGGAGCGATTGGGGCCCTCGGCGCTTACCATTGGGTAACCCGGGGGTTTTTTCTTGGCCACCGTTTCGTTCAATGGTCAGCAGCTCCTGCGTGAGCTTGACCTTGTCACCCAAGTGCAATTGCCATTCCTGGCGGCGGTAACGGTCAATAGGCTCGCCAGCGTGGTCCGTACGGCCCTACAGCACGAGATGAGCGACTCTTTTAACCGAGTGAGCCCTTTTACGCTCAAGAGCGTCTTGTACCGCCACCTAGCCACCAAGGACGCGCCTTACACCGAGATATACCTGCGTGATGAGGCCACGAAGGGCCAGCCGCCTTCCAGCTACCTGTTGCCGCAGATCAAGGGCGGCATGGTGTATCAAACCCGTTTCCAGGTGCGGCTTGGTTCACAGCTTGAGGGCTATAACGGCCGTTACATGCTGCCGATTGAAGACTCCCCTGGCACCAAGCGCAATGCACAGGGCCGGATGCGGGCGTCGCAGTATGTGGAGGCTCTTTATGGGATTAAGGCGTTTGAGGACATCAGGGCCTCTGTAAGGCCTGGGAGGTATCGGACAGAGGGCAGCTACGTCTATGTGCCTTACGTGGGCCGCAGGGACGCTCTGGCGAAGCAAATGAGGGCCCTAGGCAAGGGCAAGATCCCGGCACCTGGTATCTACCGGATTATGCGGCAGACGCCGGTGCAGGTGTTTAAGCAATTGGAACGGATACCAACGGTTCCCATGCGTTATGACTTTATGTTTACGGCGGAAGATGCAATCACTAAAAATGTTTTGCCAATCTTCAACCAAGCCATAGCGCAATTTGTCAAAAAAATTTAGGACTTGCAAGGGGTCGGTTTAAGGGACTTGCAAGGGGTCGGTTTAAAGGGTGTTTTTTGAGACGGCGCGAAATTGGTTTATATGTAGTTTTTGCTTGATTAATAAATTGAGTGTTTGGTACATTTGCACTATAGTACATTTGTACTATAATATAATTATAATATTATTGTATAACGTTACCGTTGATTAATATATTTGTACTGTAGTACATGTATATTAAGGTACATTTGTACTATAGTACATATATATTTTAATACATTTGTACTACCTACCCCTTATTGCAATTAATTCTCATTAGCAATAGCTGCGGTGCTGGTTGGTGCTGCAGCCACCCCAAGGTGCCGAGGCGCCGCTGTGCCGCGTAACGCGCCACGGCCAGAAGCTGGCCTAGGTGGCCGCACCTTGTGCCAATTAATAAATTGGCTGCAATGGGTCGCCGTTGGCCTATATATCGGGCAGAATGCAAGGGCTAGGGCAGCTATTGCCCTTGCACTATCCCTTCGCACCTCCCCCTATGGCATCCCCCTCCTTCCCCCCTATTGATGATCTGGCCGCTTGGCTTCGCAGCCTGGATCTGGTTGCTATCGCCTCGGCCGTGATCGGCGCCGCCATGATCGCCGCAGCTGTGGCCCACGTCCTAGCCGTCAAGCTGGCGCCATACATTGCCGCTTGGCTGCGGCTACTAGCTGATCGCTTAGACGCTCATGCTGAGCCCCCCACTGTTCAATCGCTAGCAGCTGCCGGCCTAGGTCAACGCGCCATAGCGGCTCGCCTGGGTATTACCCGTCATCAGGTAAGGAGGGCCCTTGCATGATTGGCCCTACCTTGCCCGGCGAGTGCATCGCCTCTATCCGCTCCGTTCCGTCACCTGTCCCTACTGCAATCTCCCTTCCCATGTTCATAGAAAACCAGCCCTACGACGAGAATGATCCCTCTGCCGTTCGCGATGACTTTTGGCTTGTATTGCAAGATTGCCCCGATTACGCATTGGCAGCCTTAACCCGTTGGCTGCCAGCCGACACTCTCGCCGACTTTATGGACGACCTAGCCATGGGTCGCGTTTAGCCATTAATTAAAGCCTTGTCAGTGGCTTACTGGCCCCAATCCCAACGCAATTTTCAAATGTTATTCCACCTTTCGCCAGTATCTAGCAACATCAAGACAGGCCCCATCCCGGTTAGCACTAGCAGCCGTGCTACTTGTTCCCCGACCTGCCCTTTCCTTAGCAATGGCTGCTATGCGGATAACTTCCCGATGAAAATACATTGGGATTCTGTCACCCATGGCGATCGAGGCCAGCCCTTGCCTCAGTTCTTAGCCAGCATTGAAGCACTGCCAGAAGACCAATTATGGCGCCACAATCAGGCCGGCGATTTACCCCACACTGGCGGCCGGATATCGCGGCGATTTGTGCGGCGTATGATTGCAGCTAATAAGGGCAAGCGTGGATATACATACACTCACCATGATTTAAGCAAAGGTGAGAATCTAGCGCTGATCAGGCAAGCCAACCGGCAGGGATTCGCCGTCAATGTCTCAACCGAGACTGAGCTAGCAGCGGACGCTGCTGTGGCTGCTGGCTTGCCTGCGGTGCTAGCAGTATCAGCTAGCGAGACTAGGACAGCCTGGAATACACCAGCCGGAAATCGGGTAGTAGTGTGCCCAGCTCAACGGCCAGGTAGCACCGTCACCTGTGCTACCTGTGCCATATGCCATACCAGGCCGGCTAGGTTGATTGTCGCCTTTATTGCCCATGGCGCCAGTAAAGCCAAGGCCTCAGCCGCTATCGCGGGGGCTCAGTGATGGAGAATCTAACCTGGCCCGATATACACTTTGCAAGTCTCGCAGATGCTGAGGAATGCCTCGGCGATCTAAAAATCGACCTTTTATATAGGCGCCGGCAGCGGCTGGATTGCACCAAGTTGATAGAGTTGATAGAAGAGTTGGATGATCTTATTTTCCAATGTAAGCTAGACCCTGGATTCTAGTTTAATTAATGCTTGCCATTGCCCCTAGCCTTACAGCTAGGGGCCTTTTAGTGTGCGGCTTTATTGCAATTGATTGTCAATTGCAGGCCCATTTTATTGCAATTGATTCTCATTATTGCTTGCATTATTGCAATTGATTCTCACTATTAATAGCTTATTGCTAATGACAATCAGTAGCAAATTGGGTCCTTTGTACTACCCTGGGCGCGGGTGAATTCAAGG